CGCAGCGAGTCCGGACAGGCCGGTCGCGATCCCGCTGGCGACATTCGTCCCGACGACGGACGCGATGCCGTTGCCGATGTTCATGCCCAGCGCCGACGTCAGTCCAGACCCAATGCCTGCGCCATTCAGGCCGCCGGCCAGGCTACCGAGGAAACCGGTACCGAGGCCGCCGGCAAGGGTGGCGCCGCCACTGACCATGCCGTACAGGTTCGACACGCCGCTCGCCGCGCTCGCAAAGCCGCCTGCCGCGCTAGACGCCCCGGCCGCGCCGCCGCCCAAGCCCAAGGTGTTCGTCAGGCTGGCGGCCAGTGGGTTCACCGTCGCCGAAATGATGGGTCGCAGCACCAGAGTGCCGAACATATTCTTCAGCGTATCGACCAGGTTCTGGCCGAAGTCCTTGCCCGACTCGAAACCGCGCAGCAGCGCATCGGTGAGGGACTGCTCGATCGATTCCGATGCACGCTTCCACTCTTCCGCGGCTTTCTTCGCTGCATCGACCTGCTCCATCGCGGCAACGGCAGCGGCGCTGCGCTGCTTCAAGTCGATCAGCTTTTCCAGATTCTCGATCTCGTCGAGCGTCAGGCCCAGCGTCGCACGTTGCGCGAGCTGCTCCTGCAGGCGCGCCACTTCCAGAGCCTCGATCGCCGACTTAGCCATGCCGTACGTGCTGGCCAGTTCCTCATTACGCACGGCCTCTGCCTCGGCATCCTGCGCACGCTTCGCGTAGATGCCGCTGGTCGCCTCCAGACCCTTCGAATAACTGTCTTGGAAGTCGCTCACCTCTTTCAAGGCGCGCAGACGCTCCTCCTCGGCCTGTTTTGCGAACGGCTGCTGAGCGATGTAAGCCTCAACAGTAGCGCGATAGGCTTCGAGCGACTGCTTGCCGGCGCTATATCCAGCTGACAGTTTGAGGAGGTTGTCCTGATAGTCTGGATCGACGCCCGCGCTCTTGCCGTTGATTCGGTCCACCAGGTCGGCATATTCCTTGGCGGCTGCTGCTTGGCTTTTGAGCGCCTTGGCAGAAGCCGGATCCGCGAACTTCGCGCGCACCAGCTTCTCCATTTCCGGCGGGATCGCGCCGAATTCCTTCTTCAGTTTGTCAAGTTCAGCTGCCAACCGCTGTGCTGAAGAGCCATTCTGCGCGTACCAGTCGTCCAGGCGTGCCGTGCGAGTACGCAATGCAGCGGTGGCCACTTCGCCCTGGAGCGATTTCACGCGAGACATGGCGCCCTCGTACTTGCCCGACAGCTCCACCTCCTCGAGTTGGAGCATCATGCGGGCCCGGGCATCGGTGCCAGCGGCGGCCTGGGCCGCTTTGTTTGCGTCGAGTGCTGCCTTGGCGCGTGCCAGCCCGTCCTTGTCGACCTCGCTGATGCCATCCAGCGCTTTGATGCGCGGCTCCGTAGCAGCGAGTGCGTTGCGCTCGCGGAGCTTGGCGATCTGCTCGTCAAGGCGGACGATCATTTCGCCCGTCGATTCCTCGGTAGACTGGACAACCTTGTTGTTTGCTTCCTCAGCCTTGCTCGCCCAGACACCGTAGACAGTTGCGGCCACGCCGAGCGCTGCCACCACGAGGCCGATTGGCCCGCCAACCAGTGCCATGGTCGCACCGAGGGCGCGCCCTGCAACGGACGCCGCCCCTGATGCTGCCGTTTGAGCTGTGAGCGCTGCTGACAGCGTTGCTGATGTTGCAGCCAACCGCGCTTCGGCCGGAATAAGCCCGTTCGTGGTAATGGCTAAGGCCACATTGCCCTCTGCCGCGAGAACTGCCGCGCGCAATTCCGCGACTCGCGCTGCTGCCAAGCCATTGGCAGTGGCTGCGGCTGCAACATCGGCGCGCGCTGCGGCCAAGTTTGACGCCAAACGGGCATTATTGGCGACGACACCTGCGTAAGCAGCGGAAGCAGCTGACGTCAGCGAAGAAGCCAGCTTTACGGCGGCGACCGTTGCCATCGCACCGCCTACCAGCACAAGGTTATCAGCAAGCAGTTTGATGCCGCCAGAGAATGCAGCGACAACACCGCTCGACTGCGCAGTGGCGCCGACCATCTCCATCACGTTATTCTTGAGGACGGTAACCGCGCCGCCGATCGTCTCGACCGAACGCGCTTCGTTACGGAGCGTGCCAAGCGCGCGTGGCAGCGCGTCGGCCAGCACTGCAGTCGTCAACTGCCCCTGCTCCGCCATCGCACGCAGCGCGCCAACGGGTACGCCAATGCCATCGGCCAGCGCCTGCATCAGGCGCGGCGAAGCTTCGTTGACCGAATTAAATTCATCGCCGCGCAACACGCCGGACGCAAATGCTTGGGACAACTGCAGGATCGCCGACGACGCCTCTGCAGTCGATGCTCCCGAGACTTTCAGTGCCAGGCTCACCGATTCGGTGATGCTGGCCACCTGGGCCTGAGCGATGCCCAGGTCGCGCGTGCTCTTCGTGATGCTCGCGTACAGGGAAGCAGTCGCGGACAGGTCCGATTGCGCAGACGTGGCGATGCTGCGCACGGAGTTCTGAGCATTCGTAAACTCGCTCTGGCCGGTCGTGGCCAGCTTAAGCTGGGCCAAGTATTTGCCGTACTGGTCCGAGAGCTGGGCAACAGCGGCGATGCCGCCGCCAAATGCGACGCTGGCGAGTGCGGCGCCGAACCCGCTGATCGAACTGCCAGCATTCCCGGCAGCCTCTTCCGCCGCCTGAAGCTGCTCGATCAGTGGGCGTGCATCGTCTGCGACACCCAGCTGCTCGGCGCGCAGGGCGGCCAGCTGCGACGCGGTTTTACCGATCCCATCAGCCTGCGAGCGCAGCCCGTCCAAGAAGCTGTTGCCGGCGTCGAGCTGACGCTGCGCCGCAGCCGCCTGAGCGGTTTTCCGGGTGACGGCGTCGAGCTGGTCAAGGTACGGCCGGAGCGCGGTCATATTCAGGCCGCGCGAATTGGCCAGGCTCGCGTAGAAATCTGCCCCGCTCTTCGCGCCAGCATCTGCCGCCGCGGTTGCGCGCTGGATGGATGCAGCCATGGTCCGCGTCGCGCGGTCGACCTTGCCGGCTGCCGCGCCGGCGCCGTCGCCTACTGCACGCATACCGGACGAGCTGCTCAGGTCATCCAGCGACTTACCTGTCCGCTTGGCGGTGGCAGCCAGGTTGTCGAGATTCTTGCCGGTTCGCGCGGTCGATGCATCAATACGTCGCCCGCCCTCTTCCACGCCAGTGGCATCGGTGGTGACCTTGATAATTGCTTCGTTGGTGATCGTGCTCATTCGCCGCCCATAAAAAAGCCGCCCGGCGGCGGCACTGCATTCAATCCGAGCTTCGCATTGCCGTGAGCGCTGCGTCTTCCATCACCTGGAGATCCTCGTCCAGCTGGTTGTATTCCTGGACCGTCAGCCCCATCCGGTCCATCCGGTTGTAGGCGACGAGGAAATTCAACCCGATCGGGCCGCCCATCGGAGCGAAATTCCACTGCTTGCGCAGCCCGGAAAAGGTGTTGTAGGCCCGCACGTTGTCGGGCCAGATTTCGACAGACGTTGTCACCTCATCCCGAGTCATGCCCGCGGTCGCTAGTTCAGCGTCGGTGGGTACGGCCTCGTACATGGCGGTGGCAACGTCCCTTAGTTTTTTGCGCGGGCGCCGGTCAGTTCGGCCAGGTACACGTCGAGCACGGCGCGGGCCGAGCCCATATAGCGCTGCACCAGCTTCTCGACAGCGTCCTTGCCGAACGGTTCGTCCAGGTCCCAGCCACTGGCGATGTCCATCAGCGCATCGACGTCTTCGGCGCCAGCCAGGGTCTCCATGAACTCCTTGAAGTCGTCGCGCGTGCGGTGCTTGAAGATGAATTCGACGTCAGCCGACTTGCCGCCCGCAACCGGGATCGACACGGTTGCTTTGAAGGTAGCGGCGACTGCCAGGGTAAGTTTTGCTTTTGCCATGATATTTTTCTTTCAGGTGGGGATAAAAAAAGGCCCGCGAGGCGCTACCCCGCGGGCTTGGAAAAGGCCAGCGCCGACCATTCGGCGCCAGCTGGCAACACAGATCAGTAGCGGACGACCTTGTTCTGCAGCGAGAAGACAGCCTTCACTGCCATCACGCTGCCCTTGGCCAGGCTCGGCGACTCATTGAACGAGCAGTAGCCGGCGTACAGCAGCACGCCGCCGCCAGGGATCATGCCGCGCAGGCAGGTCAGTGCGACGCCATCCGAGATCTTCTTCAGAGCGGCGTGATGCGGCAGCGTCTTGTCGTCCGCGATAGTCACGGTGACGGTGGTCGCGGTGAAGCCGTCAGGCAACATGACTGGCATGTCGCTGTCCAGCAGCGGCACCTCGACGGTTTTGCCGTCGCCACCAGCGATGTCAGCACTGACCACACCAGTTACCGCGGCCCAGGTGGTGATCTTGCGCACGGTGCCGACGCCGGCGCCGACAGGGAACAGCGAGGTGTCGCTCGTGTCCAGGCCTTCCAGCGTGAACGAGGTGCCCGACGCAGCCTTCAGGCGAAACACGCGGCCGTTGGCCTTGCTCCAGCCGCCGGTGTATTCGATGAAGTCGCCGGTGGCGAAGGTGTTGGTGGCGTTCGCGACTGCCTCCACCGCGTTGGTGATCGCGGTGATGCTGACGGCAGCGGCGAATGCGGACGCTACTGCGAACGCGATGTTATTTGGCAATTGCATATCGGCCTTTCAGGGGTGACGCCCGGAAGCCGGGCATAAAAAAACCGCCCGGCTTTCGCGAAGCGGCTTGGGGATGAAACTGGTTCGGGTCAGCAGAACAGCGTGAAGTCCTGCATGGTCCCGCGTAAATCGGTTTCTTCGTCGTAGGTAGATACCCGGCCGGTCGCGACCTCGACCTGCAGCGCGGTGGCGGAGCGCAGTGCGTCCTCGACCAGCATTCCGATTTCAGACGCAACGGTGCGACGCTCGGCCCAGACGTTGACCTGCATGCGCACTGACTGCTTGCTAGGACGATCACCGCTCAAGAAGTTAAGCGGCGCGCCGCCCACTGCCTGGTAGGTTATATACGGCTTATCCGTGCCAGCCTCGGCAAGGTCCGGGAAGACGCGGCCGCCAGCCAGATGCTGCAACACGTTGTAGATGTGCTCTTCAGGGGTCATGATTTTTTCGAGTTCCTTGCGATCTGTTCGGCTAGGGTGCGTGTCATCTGGTCGACGGCGGCCTGCTTCATGCTCTCGTAGGCTGGCCGCATGAATGGGTATGCCGGCACGGTCGCGCTGCCGTTCTCTAGCTCTGCGGCTTTTTTCGCCCAGTATTTCGCTTCGCGAGCTCTATGCCTTTTCCAGTCGACCACGCGCCCGGTTTTTGTACTTACTTTTTTGTTTTCCCTGACCTTGGCGTGCCCGTCTTCCACGAAGCGCCAATAAAACGCGTCGCGTCCACCAAATGGCCCCGAGCGGACCGTTACCAGGTACACCTGCCGCGTGGCACCGTCCGATTCCTCGGTCAGGCGCTTTACGATGATGCTGCGGTGAATTGTGAAGGTCTTGGCGTGTGCGAGTGCATTGCGCTTTGCTTCTTCCCGGAACAATTCAGCGCCGGAGAATCCAGTCGCCCGCAGCGTCTCCTCGCCAGTGCCGCTGCGCACCTGATCGATTGTTTGCTGCATGACCTCGGCAAGTGCTGAGGCGTCGAAATTGATCACTTGACGCTCTCGCAAACCAAAAACATGAAATCCCGGTCACTCGAGTCAGGCAGCACCGACTTGATGTCGTAGATGACGCCCTTGTGCCGAGCGCGCATCGATTCATCCACGTCACGGCTTGCACGAACCCGGATGGAGCACTTTTTGATGGAGACGTCCGCATTGGCGCGCATCACTTCGGCGCCGCTCTGGAACAAGACGTTCGCCCAGCGCTCGGGAAGCGCATTCCAGTTTTCTACGGGCTGGCCAGCGCCATCGCGCCCGGCAATGCGCCTTAGCAGCGCGATTCGGTCGTTCATGTTCATGTAATCACCACCTCTGGCCACAACAGCCGCTTGACGTGCTCATTCTTCGGCTGACCGCCGGACTGGAAATGCTCGCTCAAGCGTGCCAGGATGAAGCCGGAGATGGCATCCGGAACGGTCGTGTGGTCGGGCCCAT